CCAGGCATCCTCGATCAGCGCTCCCGAGTGGGATGCACTGAAGGTGGAGAAGCTGCCGAAGTTCACGTCTCCGCTATATGCGGGAGTCAAGTTCGGCAGGGATGGACTCAACACAGTCCTGGCTATTGCGGTTAAGACCGACGATGGCCGGATATTCGTTGAGGGTATCGACTGCAAGAACCAACGCGAAGGTAATAGCTGGATAATCAACTTCCTTTTGAAGACCAACATCAAAACAGTCTTGGTTGACGGTGCTTCCGGGGTCGAGACATTCCTCAAGGAGTGCAAAGACCAAAAGCTCAAGGGTGTTTCCAAGGTCAACTACAAGGAAGTGATCCAAGCATCCTCAGACTTCGAAACCGCCATATCCAACAAGACGATCTGCCATAACGGTCAGCCTGCTTTGAGGCAGTCCGTTACCAACTGCAAACACAGGGCGATCGGGAACGGTGGCGGTTACGGATACCAGACTCTTGATGACGGCATTGAAGTCGCTCTGATAGAGGCAACAGTGATGGCAACTCACGCCTGTGCTAATGCCAAAGAAGGCAGAAAGCAGCGCGTCAGTTACTAAATATATTTACGTTACCGAACGGAAAATCGGGGAAAGGACAAAACCATGTCAGAAACACAGGAAGGCTTTAAGCCCATTGAAACCCAGGAAGAGCTCGACAACATCATCAAGGAACGCCTGAAGCGCGAGCGTGAGTCCACGCAGAAGAAGTTTGAAGGCTGGATCTCCCCGGAGGACCACCAGAAGGCATTAGATGACGCAAACAAGGCATTCGATGATTACAAGACAGCTCACGCTGGTGACGAACAGGCTATCGCAGATCTCACAGCAAAGAACAAGGCTTACGAGACGGCCTCATTAAAGTCTCGGATCGCTCACGAGGTCGGTCTTTCTTATGAGTGGATCGGCAGGATCAGCGGAGACGATGAAGCCTCCATCAGATCCGATGCGGAATCGCTCAAGAAGTTAGTGGGAAGTGGTTCAACACCGTTGCCCACGAAATCAACCGAGACCGCAGTACCCGATGCGAGCACAGTGGCGCTCAAGTCGGTACTTAACGGCATAAAACAAACATAAAAGAAGGAGAAATGTATTATGGCATTCACATCAACAGGTTTCCCGGCAGAACTGGTTAGGGAAGTATTCGTAGGCGCAGCAGGCAAGTCTTCTATTGCAAAGCTCAGCGGACAGACACCTATCGCTTTTAGCGGCACAGACATCATGGCATTCTCGCTCTCCGGCGAGGCTAACCTCGTAGCAGAGGGTGCAGCAAAGGGCCAGCACACAGGCAGCAACTCTGTTATCAACATCGTACCTCTCAAGGTAGAGTACGGTGCAAGAGTTTCTGACGAGTTCATTCGTTGCTCTGAGGAGAAGCAGCTTGGTTACATCAAGGGCTTCCAGGATGGCTTCGAGACAAAGCTCGCTCGTGCTCTGGACATCATGGCATTCCACGGCACAAACCCTGCAACAGGATCCCTTGCTACAACTCTTATCGGAGACAACTCCTTCGATACAAACAGCGACGTAACATCTGTTACTTATGATGCTTCTGCACCTGATGCAAACGTTGAGAGCATCGTTGCTGCTATCGGCGACTATGACTTCAACGGTATCGCTATGTCCAAGACTTTCGCAGCAGCTCTCGCAGCTCTCAAGGTCAACGGTGTACCTCAGTTCCCCGAGCTCGGTTGGGGCGCAAACCCTGGCACCATCAAGGGCGTACCTTCTGACGTTAACAGCACAGTATCTGCTGTTACTGGCGAGTATGCTTACGGCGGTGACTTCCAGAACGCTTTCAAGTGGGGCTATGCTGACAAGATCAACTTCGAGGTAATCGAGTACGGTGATCCTGACAACAACGGCGACCTCAAGAGATACAACCAGGTATACCTCCGTGCAGAGGCATGGATCGGCTGGGCTATCCTCGACGGCGCAGCATTCGCTCGTATCGAGACAACAGGTTCTGGATCCTAATTATGAGATTCAGGAACGTCAAGACAGGCGCGGTCATTGACGCACCTTCCATGCTTGGCGGCAACTGGGAAAGAATAGACGGCAAGGCTCCTGCAAAGGAGCCTGTCGTTTCTGCCCCTGTCGCAGAGGTCGAAGAGGTCAAGCCTGTCAAGAAGACGACGAAAAAGACCACGGTTAAGAAGACCACGGCAAAGAAAACCACAAAGAAGTAATCGAGGGCAAAGTTATGTCAGATTATGCAACAGTCAGCGACATTCAGAATCTGAAGAGGTCGCTGTCTAATGATGAGCAGACGAGAGCGGGCTTTCTTATCCCTATAATCTGCTCTGAAATCAGAGCGTATGCCCGCGGAATAGGCAAAGACTTTGATGCTATGGTTGCATCTGATCCCGACCTGGCTAATATCGCCAAGGGTGTCGTGTGTGATGCCGTTGTTCGTGAGCTCAACACTCCCGGCAACCAGCTCCCCGCTACATCCTACTCGGAATCGGCTGGATCCGTTTCACAGTCTTACTCTTTGCCTAACTCAAGCGGCGCTATCAAGCTCTGGCCTTCTGATCTAAAAGCACTCGGCCTCAAGCGCCAGCAGATCCGTGTGATCGACATGATGCCTCCGAGAAGGGGGTGCTGATATGCTTCCTTCCTTTTGCAGAGACACGATAACAAGGATCAGACCTGGCTCGAAGGTCTCAAGGGGTTCAACGATCCCTGACTGGAGTTCGAGCGAGATCAACTCGAAGACCATTAGCGGGTGCTCGATGCAGCCTGCCTCGACGTCTTTGAGTGAAGACGGCCGTGTTCTTGGCATATCTGACTTGTATACGTTGTTTGCTCCACCCGATGCAGACATCCAGGACGGTGATCGTATTGTCTTCAACAATAAGACATACACGATCGCCGGAGATGTCAGGGTTCAGCCCGCAGCGTTATGCCTTGAGCACATACAGATTACATTGAGGCGCTACGATGGCTAATTACGGAGTGACAAAGATCGAGTTCATCAATGAAGGGTTCCAGGCAGTTCTCCAGTCGGAGGGCGTGCATGATCTCATAAGTGATGTGACCGAGCAAGTGTGTGCCGATGCGAATGCCAACTATGGCGGTGAGGGTTTCAAGACCAACGTCATCCTTGGTGGCAAGGCGCAGAGATACATAGGCTTTGTTTATGCCTCCGACAACGAGTCAACGATAGCCGAGAGCGAAGATAGTGCACTAACGAGGGCAATTCCATGAACATAAAAAGGTCAGTGGACATTGAAGATCAGATCAGACTTGCGCTGAAGGACTATTTCACAGTGTATGTCCGACCTCTTCCTGCTTCGTTTACTGTTCCGTGCGTTCTTATCGAACAGACGGGCGGTACAACGGAGAACACCATCGACAGATTCTCGGTCAAGCTCTCAGCACGTGCAACAACTGATGCAGATGCTCAGGAGCTGATCAGGAACGTCCTCGGTGTTCTCGAAGAGCAGACGAAGGCGCAGGTTGGCGATCTTCGATTCATCACAATTAACAGTCTTGCGAGCTGGGGGAACGATCCAGTCCGTCCGGACTTAAAACTATGCACGGTGACGATCAACGTCTACGCGCACAAGGAATCGTTCGAAATTGATTCATAAAAGGAGAAATGCTTATGGCAAGCAACACAGTAAATCTGGGCATCGGCTATTCAGGCATGATGTATATCGCAGACGCTGGAACCTCGCTTCCGAGCTCCCCGGCTGATGCTCTTGGAGCAGACTGGTCAGAGGTAGGTGCGATCAGCTATGACGGCATCGAGGTCAACTTCTCGAAGGATAGCGAGCCTATCCGTGACTGGACAAAGGCTATCCGCAGACTCGCAGCTTCTGACGAAGGTGCAACGATCTCCGGTAAGCTCCTCGAGACAACCAAGAAGGTACTTGAGACCATCTTCGGTGCAGATAACGTTACCTATACTGCTGCAACAGGCGCAAACGGAAACATCACTTCCGTAACTGTTGCTCCCGGTGTTTCCGCATCAACACAGTGCTTCTACTTCATCATGAAGGATGGAGACGACATGATCGGCATCGGCGGTGAGGGCATCCTCCGCGATCTGGACAACGTTACTTTTGCACCTGACAGCGCTATTGAGTGGGGTTTCACACTTGAACTCAAGTCTGTCAATATCACAAAGGACGATGGACAGGTTGTGTCCGGTTCTTAATTAGAAAGGAGTTCTAACCATGCCTACGAACCGTTCTATTAACCTTAATCAGAATGTCGAGGTCCTTGAAGTTCAGATCAAGGACAAGACCTACCAGATCCCGCTCGCATCCTCTTTGCCTTATAAGAAGGTGAAGGCGCTCATGAAACTTGCGAAGAACGAGAACGAAGAGGAACAGCTCGATGCTTTCATTGAGTTCTTCAAGGAGCACATCCCTGAAGAAGTCATCGATGAGCTCCCGATGTCCTCTCTCACTGCTCTTGCTAAGGCGTGGGCAGGCGTAACCGAAAAGGAGAGCGGACAGACACTGGGGGAATAATCGGCCTCGCGCAGTTCGCACAAGATCATGCCGAGGCATTAGAGTACGACCTTCTGACACGAACAAACTACACTTTGGATGATGTTGGGGGCAGACTTTCGTGGTCTGCCCTCTCTTCATTTGTGCGGAATCTGGGGACAGACTCCGCTCTGGCCCGCGACTTAGGCAAGTCAACAGGCTGGGAAACACTAATTGCCACTAACTCGATCCTTGCTGACATATATGACGTCCTGCAAGCGATCAACGCCAACATCGTGGCGCTGGGTGGCGGTAAAAAGAAGAAGATTAAACCTTATCCGCGACCGGGTAAGGATAACGATAAAAAACGCAAGTTCGGGACACCCATGCCCACAGTCGAGGGCTTGCGTGAATGGATAAGGAGCAAGCAAAATGGCAAGTGATACAGGATCCCCTATTGCAAAAGCCTACGTGCTTTTGGTTCCATCGCTTGAAGGCTCCCAGGGCGAGATCACCTCTCAGCTCACGGGAGTGGCCAACGATGCAGCAGAATCTGCGGGCAAGTCCTCGGGTGAAACACTCGGCAACGCTCTGGCAACAGGTCTGAAGGCCACAGCCAGTGTGGTTGCGGCTGCTATGGCTGCGGTTACTGCTGCGGCGGTTGCAGCAGGCAAGGCATTCATCGACTCTGCAAATGACGTGGCAGAGTGGGGAAATCAGATCGACAAAGAGTCCCAGAAGATGAATATGTCCGCGCAGGGCTATCAGGAATGGG